TTTTAGCTCATTTCAAAAGCCTTCGAACGCTGGGCGGCCTCGCCAACGGCCGCCAATGCGCAGCAAACGGCATTTCCGGGGCATCGATGGCGCGTCCACGCAAACTTGAGGTCGTCAAGGAACTCTCCGGAGCCTACCGCAAGAATCCGCAGCGACGGCCCGCGCCCGGATCGGCGGCGAAGATCACCACGGGCCTGGGTGGCCCGCCCAGCGATTGGGTCGAAGGGGCCAAGCATAATCAGCGCTATATCGATCTGCTCAAGACCTGGGGCCAGATCGTAGACCAGGACGTCCTGCGGGTTCTCAATATCTCGCACCGGATGCTGGTCGAGAATACCTGCTACCTGATGTACAAGATTCGCCGCGCCAACATGGGCCTCGGCAAAGCAACCTCTGGAGACTTCGCCCAGGTCAAGGCTAACCTCGCCGCGATGGGGCAGACGCCGATTGACAGCGCTCGCGTAGCGGAGGCCGTGAGGGTTCCGGATCGTGGTGGTTCAGGTTCGCAATCCAAGCGCCCAGGTTCGAACTGGGGCGAGTACGTTGGCTAAGCGGAAGACATCGAAGATCCCGCCCGAATGGCTCGCTTACTCTGCTCGGGCAACGCAGTACTGCCGCGACATCCTCGCGGGCAAGATTCGCGCGTGCCGCTGGGTCAAGCTGGCCTGCCAGCGTCACCTCAACGACCTGGTTCGCGCCCGCACCAAGGAGTTCGATTACAAATTCGATACTCGCCGCGCCGGCAAGGTTTGCGCCTTCATGGAGCGCTTCGAGCACGTCAAGGGCAGGTGGGCGCTCCGCCGCGAGCGGATCCACCTCGAGCCCTGGGAACTCTTCGTCGTCTGCTCCATCTTTGGATGGGTGCATAAGCAGACGGGCCTGCGCCGCTTTACCGAAGCCGATATCTTCATCCCGCGCAAGAACGGTAAAACCGTCCTCGCCGCGCTGATCGGCCACTACATGTTCGTCGGTGATGGCGAGCCCGGAGCGGAGGTTTATACCGGCGCCAGCAGCGAGAAGCAGGCGATGGAGGTCTATAGCCCGGCGTCGAAGATGGCGCGCCGCGCGGAGGGTTTCAAGGAGTGGTTTGGCATTACCATCGGCAAGAAGGGCATGTTTTGCCTAGATGAGGGCAGCAAGTTCGAGATAGTAATCGGCAACCCTGGAGACGGGCCGTCGCCGCATTGCTTCATCCACGACGAGTTCCACGAGCAACCGACCTGGGCGCAATACGAGACGGCCAAGACGGGCATGATGGCCCGCGATCAGCCGCTGCAGCTCATCGTCACCACCGCCGGCGTCAACAGCGAGAGCCCCTGCCACGAGTTGCAGGAAGATTTGAAGAAGGTGCTCGACGGCACCATGGTCAATGATCGCCTGTTCGGGATCATCTATACCATCGATGATCCTGACCGGATCGTGCTGCAGCCGGACGGCCAGGGCGTGCCGTACTGGACAACCATCGAAGCCGTCGAGGAGGCGAACCCAAACTTCGGTGTCAGCGTTCTCAAGGACCGCATCCTGGGCGACCTTGAGGCCGCCCGCCAGCGCCCCAACCGCCAGAACGCGTTCAAGGTCAAACACCTCAATATCTGGGTGAATGCTCGGTCTGCCTGGATGAACTCGGAGAAGTGGAGAGCCTGCGGCGATCCTTCGCTTTCGCTCGAAGGGTTTCTGCAGGACATTTGCTACGAGGGTTTCGATCTCGGCGCTCGCGTCGATCTCACTTCGCGCTGTAAGGTTTTTGTGCGTTGGATCGATGGAAAGCGGCATTACTACCTGTTTGGCCGGCATTATGTTCCGGTTGACGTCGCGAACGACGGCGAGCATCAGCACTATGAGCGATGGTTGGCTGGTGGCGATCTCATCGGCCACGCGGGCGTGGAGATCCAACTCGCGTTTGTACAGAAGGAAGTTGAGGCCGAAGTCGAGCGGTTCCAGTATGCGCGCCTGGGCTTCGACCAGCACCAGGCCATGCAGATGCAGCAGGAGTTGAAGTTGCGATTGGGCACGGACTCCACTGGGGAAGATAAGGTTTGCGATGTGCCGCAGACGTGGAAATACCTCGATCCGGCCATGAAGGAACTGGAGGCGGCGGTCCTTTCGCGCCGCGTACACCACACCGGCGATCCGGTGCTGGCATGGGCGATCGGCAATGTCCTGGTCAAACCGGACGCGAACGAAAACGTATTTCCGCGCAAGGAAAATAACCGCATCAGCAAAATCGATCCTGCCAGCGCGCTGCTGAACGCAATGTACCTTGCGCTCGCTGCGCCGCCTGACGCTTACATTTCTGTCGTTGTGAGGGGCGCTTGATGTTCAATGGAATCAAGAGTGCGGTGCGCCGCGCCGTCAAGGCTGCTGCATTCTCGTTCGACACGATCAGTGCCGGATGGTATGCGCGCAACGGCTATTACGGCATCTACTCCGCGCTCTCAGGCGGCCTGCCAGCCTGGTCTGGCGAGCCTGTTTCGACCGATACCGCGATGGGCCTCAGCACGGTTTGGGCCTGTAATAAGGTGATCTCCGAATCGGTTGGGTTTCTTCCTGTCAACATGATGCGGGAAAAAGGGGGCACGAAAGAGCTTGCGACGGGGTTGCCTCTATATTCAGCTCTAAAATATGCGCCCAGCGACGAGATGACGACGCAGAGTTTTACCGAGCTGCTGACCTCGCACTTGGTTTTACAGGGCAACGGATTTGCAAAGATCGCTCGCCGTTCCGGGACGGGCGAGGCCATGGAGTTCTATCCAATCCAGCCGCAAATGATATTTCCCGACCGCGAAAAGACGGGGCAGAAGCGGCTCGTGTATGTCGTACGCGAGGAGCATCAGCCCGACAAAATCTACACGGTCGAGCGGGGGAAGCCGCAGGATATATTACATCTGCGCGGCCTCGGCTGGGACGGTATTCGCGGCTACAGCGTGATCACGATGGCGCGGCAGTCGCTGGGTACGGCAATCGCGCAGGAGCGCAATGTTGCAAACTTCTACGCGAAGGGCGGCCGGATCCCATACCTGCTGAAGCATCCAAACAAGTTTAAGGATGACAAGGACTACGAGCGCTTCGGTGCGAATTGGGAGAAAACCTACTCCGACCCGCACAAGGCTCCGATCCTTGAGAATGGCCTCGAATATCAGCAGATCGGCGTCTCGGCGCACGATGCGCAGCTCATTGAGAGCCGCCAGTTTACGATCCCCGATATCTGCCGCTGGTTCTCCGTGTTTCCGACGCTGGTCGGCGATCTCTCGCATGCGACGTTTTCCAATATCGAATCGCTCGCGGACCAGTTTGTGCGCTTCACGCTGATGACGCACCTCACGCGCTGGGAGCAGGAATTATGGCGCTGTGTGCTGACGCCGGAAGAGAAGCATCAGGGATATTTTTTCAAGCACGATCTGAGTGCGCTGCTACGCGCGGACTTTCTGGCACGCATGCAGGGCTATGCGCTGACGTTGCAGAACGGCATCGACTCCATCAATGAAGTGCGCGGCTTTGAAGGCCGCAATCCGGTGGATGGTGGCGACGAGCACTTCGTCCAGGTCAACCTCGCGCCCGTACAGAACATGCAGGGCGCAAATCCCGCGGCCCGCGTCCAGGTCGGAAGCGCCAAGAAGTAAGGAGCCAATATGAAAAACAAGCAGCGTCAGTTTCGGATGGCGGTCAAGTCGCTCAATGAAGACGGATCGTTTGAGGGGATACTCTCGCCGTACGGTAACGTCGACGACGGTGGCGACCTGGTCGAACCGGGAGCGTTTACCAAGACGCTGCAAGAAAATGGCAATAAGGTACCGATGCTGTGGCAGCACAAGACCGACTGCCCAATCGGCGAGCTGGTGCTGCAGGATACTCCCGCAGGCCTGGCGTGCAAGGGGCAGTTGCTGCTCGAAATCCCCGAAGCGAAGAAAGCATACCTGCTGCTGAAGGCGAAGATCGTCAGAGGGCTTTCGATTGGCTACGACGCCATCAAGGCGCAAGCGATCGACGGCGTACGCCACTTGAAGGAGATCCGGCTGTGGGAGGGCTCTGTCGTCACCTTCCCGATGAACACGCTCGCCCTGGTCGGAGACGTGAAATCGCGCCGCGAGAATAAGGGCGACTTCAACGAAGAGCTGAACGAACGCCAGATCTTCGCGGCGGGCTACCAGATGATCTGCGCGCTGCAGGATGCGCTTCAGGATGCGATCTGGAGTGCCTTCGAGACCCGCGAAGAGATGGTCTCGGTTGCTGAGACGGTCATCCAGCAGTTCCGCGATGCGTACATGGAGTATCTGCCGCAGTATCTCGACCTGCTGGCCGAGGTGTATGGCATGGACACAAAGTCCTGGCCCGCGAAGCGCCATGAGACTAAGGAAGGCCGCAAGTTGAGCGCGGCGACCAAGGGCTCGCTCGGAGACTGCCACGAGCACATGAAGTCTGCAATCGACATTATGGCCGCACTGATGGGTGAAGAAGCCGGTGACGAGGAATCCGATGATGAGGATTCCGAGAAAGCCACTTCGAAGCCGACAGCCGCGGCAAAGACGAAGTCCGAGCCGGAACTCCACTCGGCGGCTGAATCCATCGACACCATGATGGCGCTGCTGCGGGCGTAAACCGCGGATCAACCCTCCAACCCGATCCCCATAAGGAGTTCCACCATGGAACTGAAAGACCAGTTGTCCGCCCTCCAGACTGAACTGAAGGGTTACGTCGACAAGGCCGCCGAAGAGAAGAAGAGCTTCGGCACGATGCTCACCGAAACCAAGGACTCCGTCGAGAAGCTGCAGAAGCAGATCGACGCGATCGACCTCAAGATGGTCGAAAAGCACAACGCTGGCAGCGAGAAGACTCTCGAGCAGGAACTGAAGGAAAACGACAACGTTGCGCGCTTGATCAAGGATCGCTCGGGCCGTGCATCGTTCACCGTCAAATCCAACCGCTTCGAGCGGAAGACGACGATCAGCGAGTCCGCAGTCGGCTTCTCGACCTCGGGCGTGTTGACCATCGACCGGATCGCCGGGATCACGCGGGAAGCACGCCAGGGTCTCCGGGTGCGCGACCTGCTGGTCGCGCGGCCGACGAATCTGGCGTTGATCGACTTCGTCAAGGTGACTGGGGCCCCCACGTACTCCATCGCCGTGACTGGCAACACGACTTCGGGCAGCAAGGCCGTCACCACGCTTTCGATCAGCACCTCGGGACTGAAAGTCGGCCAGCCGATCTCGGGAGCGGGCGTTCCCGCTGCATCGACCATCGCCAGCATCACCTCCAGCTCGGCAATCACCATCTCCGCCAACGCCACCGCAACTGCGAGCACGGTTGCGCTCACGGTGACGGCGGGCGCCGGAAGCGTGACGGCGGAAGGGAATGCCATCAACGAGAGCGCCGTGACGTTTGCGACCGCCTCGGAGAAGGTGCGGACCATCGCCGCGTTCATTCCTGCAACCAAACAGATCCTCGATGACTTCACTGAGTTGGCTGGGTACATCAATACGTCCCTGCCGTACTACGTGAACCTTGAGGAAGAGCTGCAGATGCTCTCCGGCGACGGTGCCGGCGAGAATCTGCACGGCCTCATCACCCAG